CGTGTTCTATCACGAGCCAAAGCAACGCATCCCCAACGCTGGCTACATCGTGCCGCGCAAATTCGACATCGTTAACGACTAAGGACCACCGACATGGCAATCATCATCATCACCGTTCAAGACACCGCCGAGGGTTCTGTTGACGTTCGCATGATCACCGACCCACCTGTTCAACCTGAACAGAAAGAGTTCTCACAGGCGCAACGCATGGGTGCTGTCGCGCTCAACGCCATCCAAGGCGCACTTGAAGAAGAGTCGCCCATCGTGATGAGCGGTGGCAATTCCAAAATCTTCATCCCAAATTGAGGCGTGAATGGTCGCTATTCCAAAATCGATGAACACCACCAGTGAGGCCATCGTCCACTGGTGGTCCGAGCAAAAAGATGAGCCGCGTGAACACCTCGGCGCATCACTGATCGGACGCGAATGCGAACGCGAAATCTGGTACAGCTTCCGCTGGGCCAAGCGCAAGAAATTCGATGGCCGCATGATGCGCCTGTTCAACCGTGGCCACCGCGAGGAGCCACAGTTCATCAAAGAACTGCGTGCGATCAAGGCCGAGGTCTATGACCTTGACCCGGCCACAGGAAAGCAACACACGTTCCGCGCCATCGATGGCCACTTCGGTGGTTCATGCGATGCCGTGGGTCGCGGGTTCCCCGAGGCCAAAAAGACATGGGCCATCGTCGAGTTCAAAACACACGGCGAGAAATCCTTTGCCGAGCTGGTAAAGAAAAAAGTCCAAGAAGCCAAGCCAGAGCATTACGCGCAGATGCAAATCTACATGGGTCTTGCATCGCTGACTCGTGCGCTGTACCTCGCAGTGAACAAAAACACCGACGAGCTGTATTCCGAATGGGTCAATTTCGACGAGGCGCTGTTCACGCAATTGATGGAGAAGGCAAAGCGCGTCATCGATGCGGCAGAGCCGCCGCTTGGCATCAGCACTGACCCAGCTTGGTACAAGTGCAAGATGTGTGACTACCACTCGCTGTGCCATGAGCGCCGCGCCGCAGAAAAGAACTGCCGCACATGCGCATACAGCACGCCTGTCTCTGATGGCCTGTGGATTTGCGAATCACAAAACCGCGTGCTTCCCTATGAGGAGCAACTCACTGGTTGCCGCGCACATCTGCTGATCCCTCCGCTGATCCAGTATGCCGAGGTTCTCGACATCGGCAACGGCTATGTCAAATACCGACATGAAGATGGAACCATCTTTGCCAACGTGGGTGAAGACACCGACCGCAGTGAAGAGAACATGACCAACGACATCACCGTTTGCTACACCAGCGACGAGCTGGCCGCATCAGTGCCGAAAATCATCGGCGACGAATACATCGCCAAATTGAAACAAGAGTTCCCCGGAGCCAAAGTCGTCAACTCACAATTGACTGACGACAATGACGACGACATTCCTTTCTGAAGTACCTACCATGCAACTGCGCTACTACCAAACCGATGCTGTCCAGTCTGTGTTTGACTGGTTTGAAAAAGGCAAAGATGCCCCGCTGATCGTCACGCCAACAGGCTCTGGCAAATCAGTCATCTTGGCTGAGTTCATTCGCCGCGTCTGCACCGAATACCACGACATGCATGTGCTGGTGGTCACGCATGTGAAAGAGCTGGTCGATCAAGATGCCAACGCCATCAAGCGCCTGTGGCCCCACGCCAGCGTGGGTGTCTACAGCGCAGGCTTGGGCAAGCGCCAGCTCAAGCAAATCACGGTGGCCAGCATCCAGACCATCTACAACAAGCCAGCCTTCTATGGTCGGTTCGACATCATCATCGTCGATGAAGCACACCTGATCCCACACAAGCGCACAGGCATGTATCGCCAGTTGCTTGAGGAAAGCGCCAAGGCCAACCAAAGCGTCAAGCTCATCGGCTTGACCGCGACACCGTACAGGACAGACACCGGGTTGTTGCATGTCGGTGAAGACGCGCTCTTCGATGGCATCAGCTATGAAGCCAACGTGTCAGACCTCATCGATCAAGGCTATCTCTGTCCATTGACAGCCAAGCATGGTGACGATGTTGACCTGTCAGGCGTGCGCAAGGTCGGCGGTGACTTCAACCTTGGACAACTTGGTATGCGCATGGGCGCAATCGAGCTGATCAACCATCACTGCAACGTGATCATCGACCGATGCAAAGACCGAAATTCGTGGCTGATCTTTTGCACCACCGTCGATCACGCGGATCAAGTGACGACCTCGCTCAAACTCAAAGGCATCTCTGCCACCTATGTCACTGGCGACATGTCGCGTGCCGACCGCGATTCACGCATCGATGGTTTTAAGAAAGGCATGTACAAAGCACTGGTCAATTGCTCGGTCCTGACAACAGGGTTCGACCACCCGGCCATCGACGCGGTGATCATGCTTCGCCCAACCATGTCACCGGGCCTGTATGTGCAGATGGTTGGCCGTGGCCTGCGCCTGCATGAGAGCAAAACAAATTGTTTGGTTCTGGACTTTGGCGGCAACGTGGTGCGCCACGGTTTCATCGACAACGTGCAAGCCCCTGTCAAGGGACCAAAGCGCACTGGTGATTTTGAGCCACCGACCAAGAGCTGTGAGTCTTGCGGCACGTTCTCACCGATCAACACCGCTGTGTGTCCTGAATGCGGGACCAAGTTTCCCATCAGCGAGAGACAGGCAGAGGTGCATGCACATGCTGGCCCGATGATGAGCAAAGAGGTCAAGCCTGTGATGCGCGATGTGAAGGAGGTCTATTACTCCAAGCACATCGGCAAATCAGGTGTGCCGACTTTGCGCGTTGACTACAGCTTTGGCCTCAGTCGCGTTAGCGAATACATCTGCCTTGAACATCAAGGCTATGCCAAAAGCAAAGCCGACTTGTGGTGGTCTGGACGCACAGCGAACAAAACGCCAAACACAATTGATGAAGCACTGCTATCGACCAACAGCCTCAAGAAGCCAACGCAAATCTTGGTGAGCTATGCCAGCAAGTTTCCCGAAATCCGCAACTACGTTTTCAACTGACATGAACTCACCAGTCAAACCTTCAAAACCCAAAGACTTTGTCTACACGCCTGCCAGCAAAACAGATGTGCAGGCCACTTGGCTCAAACACGGTTGGAAAAAACCAAAGCCGCGTGAGGTTCCAGAGTCGCAAAAAGATGAATGCTTTTTTGGAGATAAAAAAAATGGATAACGTCTTCGCACTTGTCGGCCTGATGGTCGTTGGCATTGTGATCTTCTTGGTGGTCATGGCCATCTTTGCCAAGGTTACAGAAAAGATGGACAACGAATGATGCGCGAAACATTGCAACTGATGGCCACTGCAATTGAGCAGGGATGGTCATTTGATCGAATCGATGCAGAGGTCTACCCCGCCATCAAAGAAGCCTTGGCACAGCCAGAGCAGGAGCCTGTGACTTGGCGCAACGCGGCTATTCGTGTGGGTGAAGATTTGTGTTCTGTTGGCCCGTTTGGGTATTACGACATGACCGCAGAGCAGTGGCTTGATTGGGCTTTGAGTGTTGTCACTGTTCACGCACCACCACAGCGCAAGTGGGCTGGCTTGACAGCAGAGATGAAGCTTTTGTTTGTGCGACACGCTGAAAAGATGTCCACGTTGGATTTGATTGAAGAAGTGGATCGCCACTTGAAAGGCTCAAACACATGAACGTCTATTGGTATTGCCTGCTGTCAAAGGTGGTGGCTGTTACAGGTTTTGTCGTTCTGGCGATGGACGACAAGCCTTGGCTTGGGTTGCTGTGCTTCATTGTGTTGGCAACGATTGATGGACCGCTCAAGGAAAAAAAATGATCATTCCAAAAATAATTCGTAAGCAATTAAAGTTCTACGAGAGCAAAGGATTTCATGCCGTTGAAATTCACAGCAGAAGTGGTTCTCACTACTTGCTGAAGTTTGCCGAGTTTCCAGAACCTCAGTTCATCACATCGAACAGCGTCGATGATCATGCATGGAACAACAATGTGGCGCGATACAGGCGATTGGAAATCAAGCACAAAGAAATCATCAGGATGGTACTCAACGAAATTTTGAGTTGCGCAATCATCCACAGCACACATCAATCGGTAAAAGGCAGGACACGAAATGCAAGGTGAAAATTTTGAAAAGCAAATTCAGGAAGTGATTGAGAAACAAATCAGGATGGAGAAAGACAGTGCGCACATCAACAGGATTAGAGCTGGACGCATTCGATCTATCGCTTCTTGCGGTGATGGTCGTTGGCGTGTTGACACTGACACCCGCTTCTTCATTAGAGACACGCTCGATGAAGCAATCGCCGCCGCAGAAGCAGAGACAACTGCGCAACAACAAATGGTCTGACGTTTTCAGATCGCCGATCAAGATGACAGCAACAAAGGAGCAACCACATGTCAAATAAAAAAATGCAAGAGTTTACGTTTGAAGAATTTTGCGACACACCTATGCAATACAGGATCGGAATGCTTTATGAGCGTGGCGCACAACGCCTTTACAGAAACGATTCAATTGGCATTCAAAAAGAAGTGTTCACAAAACGAAATCCACTCACTGGACAATTTGGTAAGAGCAAAACATTTTTTTTCCTTGATTGTGATAGCCGACAGTTCACTACAGTTGATCAGCTATATGTCGCCTATATGGAACGTGCGTGCTTCAAAAACGATTTAGACAAAGAGTTGAAGGAGTTGCCTCAATGAAGTGTCCAACATGCGGTGCGTGGACTCTGTGCAAAGAGACACGCATCAGACCAAACAATGAAAAGTATCGACGCTACGAATGCGCGAACCTTCACAGGTTTGTGACGTTTGAGCGTGTCGAACGCATCATCAAAGTCAAAGAAAAATGACATCGTTTTTGGACGACGACGAATTGCGCTTGCTGACTGGCCGCGTGCAAAAGTCAAAGCAGATCGACCAGCTCAAGCTCATGGGCCTGCCGTTCTTTGTGAATGCCGCAGGCAGACCAGTCGTCGCCAAATCAGCAGTTGATGGATCACACCATGTTGGTGTAATCTCACCAGACAAACAAGCTTGGAGGCCAAAAGTCCTTGGGGCGTAAGCGCACAAAATACCTGAACCTACCTGTCCGCATGAAGGCTCGACAAAGATCGAGCGGGGTTTATTACTACTACTTCGATGGCCAACATGAGTTGCCATTGGGGAAAGACTATGTCGCCGCTGTTGCAAAGTGGGCAGAGCTGGAAGCAGGCAACTCAAGCGCCAGCAAAATTGTCAAGATCACATTTCGCTATGTCGCCGAGCGTTACACCAAGGCCGTCATTCCGACCAAGGCGTTCCGCACGCAAAAAGACAACCTCGCGGAGCTGGCCAACCTCTACAAATTTTTTGACAACCCGCCTGCGCCGCTCGATGACATCGAGCCACATCACATTGCCCAGTACCGCGATTGGCGCAAGGTGACGAGAAGCACACAAGAGATCGCGCTGTTCAGTCACATTTGGAACTGGTCGCGTGAGCAGGGCTACACCAAGCAACCCAACCCATGCGTTGGCGTGAAACGCAATCGCGCCAAGGGACGCAAGGTCTACATCGATGACGAGCTGTTTGGCCGGGTGTACGACCAAGCAGATCAACCAACGCGGGATGCAATGGACCTTGCACACCTTGCTGGCCAGCGCCCCGGTGACTGCCTGCGGTTCATGGAGACAGACATCAAGGACGGTGCGCTGTGGGTGCGTCAGGGCAAGACAGGAACGCCCCTGCGCGTCGAAATTATTGGCAGGCTGGCCGAGGTAGTGGACCGCATAAAAAAACGCAAGGCGACCCTATCCGGGGTCCGCTCGTTGGCTTTGGTTGTGAACGAGTCTGGCAAGGCGCTGACGCTGTCTGCGCTCGATGGCCGATTTGGCAAAGCCAGAGAGAAGGCTGGCGTGCCGCCGCTTGAGTTCCAGTTCCGCGATCTCCGCGCCAAGGCCGCGACTGAGATCGAGGAGAGGTCAGGCATGGGTAGCGCACAAGACCTGCTCGGTCACGCTGACGCGAAAATGACCAAGAGCTATGTGCGCCATCGCATTGGCAAACTCGTCAAACCGAGCCGTTAAATTGTTCCCCAAAAATTTTGAAAGCCTGCTATTCTGCGCACGTTGCGCGACTCGATTTGGGGAACAAAAAATGCTCAAGTGTTTGATTGCATTGAGTTTGCCCCAAGACTGTTAATCCGTAGGTCGCTGGTTCGAACCCAGCTCGGGGAGCCATAAAAAACAAGGGCTTGCGTCATGCAAGCCCTTTTCTTTTGTTCCCCAAAAATGGGGTTGTTCCCCAAAAACAAAAAACCCCGGCACTTGGCCGGGGTGAAAATTGCCTGCCAAAAGGAGACAGGTGGGGTGGATGAAGCCCCAAGCAGGCAACTGCAATCAGGCCGCGTGGTACTCGGCTTCGGTCAAGATGCCCGGCTTGTATTTGCCCTCGGGCTTGAAGATAGTCAGCTTTTGCTTGCGCATCTCTGGCGCAAAACTGATGTGGGTCCAGCGGCCAAACTCGTGGATCATCTGGTCGAACTCAAGGCCAGCGGCCTCGATGGCCTTGCACACGGTGTAGGGGTCACCGAACTTGGCACAACTGAAATCAATCGCCCAGCCATCCATGTGGCTTGACACCTTGCTACCGCCCACGGCCACGTTGACATCGGGCAGACGCAACCACGAGTTCACGCGGATGCCATTGCCTTTTAGGATGTCGCGCACGCGCTCCATGCCCTCTGCGGCCTTCTTCATGTTTTCGAGCTGTTGCTCATTGGGTTGATTGTTGATGCCCAAGCGGGCGGCTGTCTCGCTGTAGGTTGCCTCGTCAAGGCTAAAGTGTTGCGACAACTGCATGTGTTACTTCCTTTTCTCCATGATCTTTTCTGCCGTGCGGCCACCGAAATACGCCAGCATGATGAGCTGGCCCCACTCGCCAAGAAGCTTGACGTATGACTCATTGACGTTGATGTTGAACGCGGACATCATGGCGAACAGGAAATACGCCGCCAAGATTGCGATCAGCGTCATCGGCCTGATGTTTTTCGACAGCCATGAATCGCTGGCCATGTCGGCCTGCCACCGCTCGGTGACGGCCTTTGTCTCAGCCTCAAAGGCGCGGGTGTCAATCTCTTTGAGCTTGAGCGCCATCTCGGGGTTGGCTTCCAGCGCCGCCGTCACATCGGTGATCGATGCAGGCACGCCAAGCTTGTCGGCAATGGCCTTGACAGCCATGCCACCCATCGGGCCTGCCACCGCTGTTGCCAGCGCAGGCGCGGCCCCTTTGAGCAGATCAAGAAGCTTGTCCATCTTGCTCTGCCTTGGGTGCTGGATGACCGCCCTTGCGGCCAGAGATCGCGCCCATTGCGCCAACACCCATGAAGGCGATGGCTTTCAAAATTTCCAAGAACACTGCATCGATGGGTGCAAGGACTTCGTCTTCAGGGACAAATGCGACCGAGTACAAAATGCCAAACGCAATCACCAATACCATGATGGTGATGGACTTCACGACAAATGACCAAGTGCGCACCTCGATCTCGTCTTCAGTCAGCTTTACTGGCTGTCGGTTCAACCACTCTTTGATCAGCTCTTTCATGTCTTTCCCTTTCAACTTCAGACTTCAACTTCTTCAACTGCTTGACCTCGTATCTGACTTCTGCTTTCATCTTTAGCGTGTCAAGCAGGATGAGTGCTGACAGCGGCAAAGCCAAAAACAAAACCAGCGACAAGATCACAACACCAATCACAAACCATCGTGTGTCTTCACGAGCCAATTCATGGACAGTAGAAATCCCCACATCCATAGAATCAGAATTGCCACCGTAGCCCCGACTACTGCTCGGTCGATACGGTGGTTGCGAATTAGGTCGCGTTGCCATCTTGCGTTCCTTTCAGACTTGCGCTTGACCTCTTTCGCAAATTGTTGCTCTTCAAGAATCAACTCATAGGTCTTGAGGAATCTGGAATAAATCGCGCCAATTTCTGGTGGCGCATAAACCATCGCCTCTCTGATCTGAACACTCAGGTCTTCAAGTTGAATTGCAATGCGCACGCGGTCAATTGCAGAGTCCTCAATTCGGTCAGTGGTCTTTGACTCCTCCTCAAGTTGTTCGCAGTATTCGTTCAGCTTGCGTTTGATCTCAAAGAACTCTTTGAGCCGTTCGCAAATTTCGTTGACCATCCTGATCTTGTATTCCTCATAGGACATCTCAGGTTCTGGCTCACGCTTGGCAACCTTCTTCGCGGGTCGAACTGGTGCGGCAATGGATGGCGCTGGCTCGGCGGGTTTAATGGGCTGAATGGCGGTGTTTGGTTTTGCGCCAAACAATCCTTTGAGCCACGCCCAAAGTCCAGTGACTTCTTTGTAGAGCGCACGCGCTTCGCCGATGCCATGCTCGACAGTTCCTTTGAACTTGGCGAGTTCACCACGACCTTCTGCAAGCAACTCAGTCCCTCGCTTGATGGCCGCGACTGCTGACTGGGCCATGAGCAAAAGACTGATGGGGTCCACATCACTTGCCGCCTAGATGAAACCAGTTGGTGATGTAACCAACAAGCGCAGACACCATTGAGATGAAGGCCATGCCTGCAAACAAACCGCCTTTGCCTTGGTGTGCAAGTGCGACGAGCTTATCGACTTGATCTTCCATGCGGTCGATCTTGCGGTCGAGGACATCGAACCTGCGCTCGTAGTCCTGAACCTTTTGCCAAAGCACGCCGTACTTCACAGGATCAATTTCACCCGGCTCCATCAGCGGCCTCCAGCTTAAGCACCAAACAGTGCGTTGATCTCTTGCTTCTTGGCATCGACGATGGCGGCGATGTCGTTCAACACCACTTCATCGTTGATTCGATGCGCTTGCAGTTCTTGATCAACGGTGTACTTTGCACGGATGGCTTTGGCAATTGAGCCGCGCATCATTTGAATGCGAGGGCTGTTGACCTTGCACCATGCGATGTCGTCGGCATTACCCTCTTCCCACTTGCCTTCTTGCGCGTCATTGAAGACGGCCAAGCATGCATCGTCCATCGATGCATAGGTGACATCATCTTTGTGGCCGTGCCAGATCGGCGCATTGCCAAAACCTGACTGCGGATGCGTGTACTCGCCAGTGAATTTGTAGAGCTTCATTACATTCCCCATTGTTGCCAGCGACCATTGAAGTTCGCATCGTTTGCGCCTGCGCCTTCGTTTGCAGTACCCATCCACCAGATGCGACCATCGGTGGTTTGCATCACGTTCATGTACGATGGGCTGTATTCATAGGTGTCAGTCATGATGCCAATAACATCGTAGGAATACGGCGTGGCATTGCCAGATTCACCTGACCACATGCTTGGCATCAAGCATGGACGCGAGTAGCTAATGCCACTGCTGTCGTTGCGATAGGTCGCCATGTTGTAGCCATAGCCAATGATGTACATGCGGTTGTAGTTGTCCCACACAAAAAATCCGCTGGACGATTCACCGTATCCGTAGCTAGCGATCTTGGTGATGTTGTCTCGTGGGAAGACTCGTGCGTTGTCGCTCATCACACCGTTGACATAGGACTTTGTGCGATTGCGTGAGGTATCGCACAGCGTGTCAGGGCGCACGGCTGAGTACGATGTTGTGGTCGTCGCATTTCCGAGCTGGCCGTTACCGTTATAACCCCATGAATACAGCATGCCGTTGTTGTTGCCCGGAGTGCCACCAAGCGCCATCACAGAGCAGTAAACCGCAGAGCCTGTGGTAGTGAAATCACTGAACGTCAGCGATGGGTTGCAACGAGCGTATGAGTTTTGCTGGTTGGCGTGTCCAAGGCCCAATTCTCCGTTGTTGTTCAAGCCAGCGCCCCACAGTTCGCCGTTATTCTTCAAGAAGTATGTGCGGTAGTAGTAGTTCCAGCCTGCGCTGTAGTAAGAGCCACAGTGCGTGTGAATGTCATACACGTTGGTTGCGCCGGGGATCAACTGTGGCGACGAATAGCTCGTGGTGTTGCCTGTGCCGAGCTGACCATGCGTGTTGTAGCCCCATGTGTAGAGCTGACCAGTGTTGTCCACTGCCATCACGGTGTACAAACCAGCGGAAACCATGCGGCAGTTTGGAATTGCAGATACCAATTGCGGCGTGGTTTGTGGGCTGGTTGTGTTGCCAATTCCGCACTCGCCGTTGCCGTTGTAGCCCCATGTCCACAAACGATAACTAGAGTCGATGGCAAAAATGGTGATGTTGTCAGCCGCGCCGCCATTGATGACCTGCGTGGTGTGCAGGCCAATGATCGTGCAAGCCTTGTTAGAAACGCTGGCATCAGGACCAAGGTAAGGAACCTTGACCCAACCATAGCAGTCAGTGGTGTGACCGTTACCAGCCCAGCCGTTGCCGTTGTAGCCCTTGAACCAAACATCGCCCAAACGAGTCAGTGCAATCACAGCACCAGAGCTACCGATTTGATGAATTTGCACAAAGAAGTCGCCAGTCTTCATCAAGCCGTTTTCGGCCATGATGTCAAACATTGGTGTCGTTGAGTATTTGTTGTTGGAAGATGGCTGTTGGCCAACAACAGCGTATGCACCATCACCTCGCGCAACAAATTCATATTTGTTGTTTAGCGCCATTTGACGGTTTGATCCGTGGTATGCGTGCGCACGCCATTGACGAGCGCCCAAGCTTGGGTTGGGCAAAGCGGCGGCGATGCGCATGTTGTCGCTGGCAGGATCGCCAAGCCACGGCTCATTGCCTGTGCCAACAAGGTTGGGGCTGGCCAGCCAAGGGCGTGTACCAACCAAGAATGTGGAGCCTTCGTAGCCGCTTGGTGCAGACCAGCCAACCACGTTGTTGGCCTTGACGGTCATCACGTTGCCAGCCGTGCCAACAGGGATGCGTGCATGCTGAGAACCGTCATGCCACAGCGTGTCGCCCTTGGTGGTCAACTGGCTTGCGCCTGCGGCCATCAATTGCCAATAGCCGCCGTTCACGACACCAGCGGTCTTGGGTGCTTGCCCTTGGCTGGGGTTAATGGCAATGAACGATTCGCCGTTATAGGCCACGCAATCGCGGTTGGCATAGCTGTCGCCGACAAGCCAAGAGCCTCGCCAGTTCAGTCGGATCGCGCCGAGGTTAAGAGTGGTCATTCAAATGCTCCTCAGAAAGTCATCAAAAGTTCGTTGGTGTCTGATGTGACAGTAAAAGTCGTCAACGGCGGCAAGAACGCATGGTCCGCGTAGATCGTTGGGTCAATTACTGTGGCCACACCACTGCTGACGATGTCGATCATCAGCTCGTTGCCTACCAGACGCATGCCTACAAACACCGACGAACCAGATGCGGCGGCGGCTTGGTTGGCATAGGTCTGTGCTTGTGCGGCGCTGGCCGATGCGGATGTCGCGCTGGACGCGGCGCTTGTGGCGCTGGCCGATGCGTTCGACGCTGATGTGCCTGCGGATGAGGCAGATGCCTGCGCATTCGACGCGCTGGTCAGGATGGTCTGAATCAGTTGGTCAGCGGTCGTCGTGCTGGAGATGCTGGTCTTCACCGAGCGGCCAACCTGTTCAGCGATCTGCTGAATTTGGATCGTTGCGCGGTCGAGCGCATCGTTGATGGTCGTCGGGTAGAAGCCGCCTTGGTTGGTCAGGTCCAGCGTCTGCGTGTAGGCAATCGAGCTGGTCAGCGTGATTTTGAACCCGGAGGCAGGCGCGGTGACCATGTTTACTGTGCCGCCGGGATTTGAGTTCTGGTTGCCGTTAAGAGAAACGGTGTAGTGCGTGTTCAGCGTCAGGGTTGATTCAACCCCGGTGGCATCGGTTTGAATGACCTGAACGTCAGCGATGTTGAAAACCTTGAACGCAAACGGAAAGGCAGTGTTCGACCCGTTGCCGCTGTACGGCCCCGCTTTTCTGGTTGAACTGCTGATGGTCATGGTTTCCCTCCTACAACATCAAGTTTGGATGATCTTTGTGGCCACATGCGTACCTCACTTGTGGGGCTTTTGTTGGCCAAACAGGACCAGTCCAACGGCCTCTGGCGCTGAGTCAGCCTCGCCGTCTTGCAACGCCTCAATCCCGGTGATCGTCTTGTTGATCTGAGCCGAGGGCAATTTGAAGATGTCGCCAGCCAAGTTGATTGCCGCCTTGCGCAGGCCATCGTCAAAATTGCCTTGACCAATTTGCTTGGCCAACGCAAACGAATCGGGAATGATGCGCAGGCCAGCCGGACCTTTGTAGTCGCCTGTCGGGCTACCGCCAAACGCATCAAAGATTCCAGAGAACTCGCGGATGATCACGACCATGCCCATCGCAAACATGCCGATCTCCTTCAAGATCGTCAGCATGGCTGTCTCTGGGTCTTCCCAGTCGCCAGAATCGCCCGGTGTCAGCGCGTCTTTGATCAGCTTGTTGAGGATGGGCGGCATCACCATGAGCAACATCAGGTGCTTGGCCAGCTCTGCCTTGCTCTTTGTGGTCATGGATTTCTCAACAATCTGGTTGAGCGTGGTGTTCATAAAGGAGTAGAACACCGTGAACAGCTTGGACAACGCGCCGCCGCGCTCAAGGGCAGAGAGGTCTTTGATCATGCCACTGCCTTGCGAGTCGATCACGGCCTGATCTGCCAGCGAGATGGCGCGTTCGTCGGTGTTGCCCTCGGACTTGGCCTTCTCAAATGCGCCCCACCAAGTCGGCAGATCGACAACGTGCTGGAACGTTGTCATCAGCAGGTAGGCGTTGGTGTCGATCTTCTCTCTGAGTTTGCTTCGGCCATTGACGGTGTCACGCAATTCGGACAGTTCGCGCATCATGTTGAGCGAACGATTGCGCATGAACTCTGACATCTCGCTGACTTGGTCGCTCAGTTCGATGGGGTTGGCAATCGCACGCTTGATGCCAAGGGCCACCCACTTGCCGCCGATGCGCGACCAAGAGTTGGTAAGACCAATCGGCTGAAGCAGTGCGCTCATCACGTTGAATGCCAGACCAGCCATCGACACGCCTTGGCGAATGAAAGCGCCATACTCGTCCGCTTTGCTTTGCGCCTTGCGCTCACCGACAGCGATGTCCTTGACCCAATCCGTCAAGGCAGTCCAGACATCGTGGCCCATCGTTTCGCGGATGGCATCCGAAATCTTGGGGTTAGCCAAGATGCGGTTGGCATCGATCAACCACTCATTCCACGCAAGGTCGTGGATCACCTCATTGATGCCAGAGTAGATGGCATCAAAGGTGTAGAGGAGCGGACGGTCCTTGACTTCGGAGGCGCGCTCTTTGGTGAAGGAGCGGCGTGTCGTCGCGCTGGTGTAAGCGCCACGCATGTCGATTTTGGCCTGCTCGGCGGCATCGTGCTGGGATGCTTTCATGCTGGCGCGGGGGTCGTACTTGACCGGGAAGTAGCCACCACGCAGGCGCAACTCTTGGCCATCAGACGTTTGCACGATCAGCTCTTGAGCATCGATCCACTTGGGTTCTTTGCCGTAGACGCGCTTCTCTTTTTCGGCAATCAGTGGGCGGTAGGTTTCAAAGTGGTCCCACACCGACTGCACAAAATTCCAATCAGCGGCGGTCAGGGTGTCCAGCACTGGCTTGATTTGATCAATGGTCCAGCCCTCGCCACCCAGCAGGCGCTGAATGTTGGAAGCGTTGCCCATGTTGAGCGCGATGGCCAACACGTTTTCCTTGTTCAGGCTCATGCCGATGCTGGCGTAGAACTTGGCCTTTTGAAGCTTGCCGCGCTCTTGCGTCAAGATCGGAGCCAAGACGGCCATCAGGGCTTGGGTGGCATCTGCACGCTTGGAGGTTTCCCAGTTGCCGCGCTCGTTGGCCGTGCGGATCAGGTACTCCCACACCGGGCCACCGTCTTTGCCGCCGTCCATGATGCGTGCCAACTGCGCCGCCTTCATGTGCAAGATGCCCTTTTGCTTGAGCCACAGGATGTTCTTGCCCAGCTTGTCGTAGGGTGTGCGGTTCTCAATCTTGCGGCCATCAGCGTTGGCCAGAATCGACTCGGTCATGCGGTCGCGGACTTCGTTGAAATCGCGCTGATCTGCCGCTGTCAAAAGCTTTTGCTTGAGTCGGCCAAGATGCTCCAACTGCTTGATGGTGTCGAACAAGCCGCGCAACTCATCGACCGTGGCGTTCTTGTAGTGCTTGCGCTCGGTGGCATCGATCAGCTCATCGGCGATGTCAGGTTTGATGCCCATCGCTTCTTGGTTGTCCAGCCACACGCGCAACGAGGTGCGCTTGTCGATTTCTTTGAGGCTGGTGCTGGTGACCAAGTCGTAACGCTCAAGCAAGCCGACGATCTGCTCGTAGTAGCCATAGTCCAGCCCCTTGCTTTTCTTGTCGAACTTGCGCATGTAGGCGACCATCGACTTGATTTCGCGCAGGGCTTGGAACGCCTCCTTGGCGGCGTAGGTGTTGATGATCTGGTTGCGCTTTTGCTCGGCGGCTTTCTCCAACTCACCCGCGCCAAAGGCACGCTCGGCCTCTTTGCCAGCCTTGGCGGCGGCGGCGGTGTACTGCGATGCGCGGATGTCCCTGACGCGGAGCTGACCGATCAGGCGTGTGGCAAATTGCTTTGCCGCCTGCGGCAGAACCGCGTAGGTGACCTTGCGGCCATTCTTGTTCACGCCAGATTGCTGGCGCACGTTCATGGCCTTTTCAAGCGCCCTTGCCTCGGCTTGGAGCATCTTGATGCGCATCTCGTTGTGGACCGCTTCATCAGCGGCTTGCTCACGCGCTTTGGGATCGACCAGCTCACCGTGACGCTCAAGCATGCGCTGGTCGGTCATGGCATCGATGACCTGTGCAGGCGGTGTCGCGCCGATCAGCGCCTTGATCATGGCATCGGCTGAATCAAAGCCAGCGAACTCGGCCAGCACCTCGGGGTGGATGCCGTCCTCTTTGGTCATGCGCAGGCGCGTGAGTGTGCGCCATGCGGCATCAGCCTCGTTGCCATACATTTCCTTGAGGACGCTGGTGCGCAGTTTGCCGCGCATGCTGGCCAGCGTGTCGTTTGTGAGTTCGGTCACGCCGGGGACGACCTCTTCGCCTTGGCGCGAGGTCAGGAACTGCCAGAGCTGGTACAGCGGTTGGCTCATCACCTCGCGGGTGACTTCGCGGCGCACATCAGCGCGGACCTCATCATGCTCTTTTTGCATCATCTTCAAGAACCGAGCTTTGGCGCGTGATGCCCACTGCATGTTCTTCAAGCTTTGTGCTTGCAGTTTGTCGATGCCCTCGGCTGTCGCCGAGTTGGCGAGGTTGTGATATGCCTGCCAGTCGTCGATGAAGCCTTGGCCGTTTTGTGCGTTGAACAGCGGCCCCATGTTGCGTGCCATCTCAGCGGCCTCGATCTGATCGCGTGTGGCCAGCATGCGGTCCATCACGCCACGCACCTCGTCGGTCAGTTCGACGTTGAGGTTTTTCAGGCTCTTGTAGATGCCAAGCATCCATGCGCTGAATCGCTGGAAAATGCCTTGCAGTTCTGCGGTTGGCGCATTGCCCTCAAAGGCATACGCCTCAAAGCCACGCGCCCACTTCTCGTGGTATTCGCGTTGCTCGTTGAGTGACATACTGGCCCACTTGTCCAGCGCGGTCAGGTTCTCGTCACCCTTGATCCCGAACCAGTCCAGAATCTTGTTCATGTCGTCCACGATCTCGCGCTCACCGTCAGACACATAAGCGCCTGAACTGATTTGCATCTGGATGCGCATGGCCAAGTCGGCCTGCATCTGCAAGAAGAAATGGCCAGACTCGTGGATGAAGGTTGACAGGTCAGCCTTTTCGAGCAGGGCGATCACGCTTGGCGTGCGCGTCATGTCGTTGCCAAAAAAGATTTGGCCGCGTGGTGGCTCTTGCTGTTGACCGGGCTGGAACAACGACTGGCCTTGCATGGCCACATCGCGCATCTTGTCGGTGACGGTAAAGCCGAGCTGTTGGTTCTTGGTGTTGTCGAGCTGGTGCTGAAGGTTGTTTGCGTCGAACCACATTTCAGCGCCGCGTTTCTGTGCAGACTTGGCCTGCTCCATGAAACTGTTGGCCTCTTCCACTGTGGCAAACCTGCCAGCCTCTTGACCTGTTTTGGAATCGATGACGGTGAACTTGCCACGGAAGTCATTGAAGTCAACAGGCGCGACAGTGCCGTCCATCTTCTTGATGATCGAGCCAACTGCTTGCGGCACGATCTTGTCATAGAAGTTGATCATGCCCTTGCCGCCGACATCGAGGTTCGCGCCACTGAGGTAATTGTTTTCTTCGGCCATGATCTTTTCAGACATGTCCTTGCCAAGCACCTCATCAAGGTCTTTGCCGATCAGCGACTCACCCAAGATGCGGCCCTTGTACCACTCGACGATGCCGTTGCTGTCAACCTTGATGCTGGCCGAGTTGCCGCCAGACATCACCATGTTGATCAGCTTGCCACCCTCTTTGCGTGTGGACCACTCGATCTCATCGACCACATGCGACAGGCTGTATCGGTCTGCGGATTGTTTGCCGTTCACAAACGCGACTTTGTCGTAGCCGTTTTCTGCGGCATAGCGAATCACGCGCTTGAGTGACAGGTTGAGCCATGCTTTGGTGTCAGCGACAAATGGACCAGCAGGAAGCTTGTTGTAGCCAGCTTCGTCTTGCGTGCGGTTCATCTCAGCATGCAACTCTTGTTCTCTGGTGTCGTCTTCCAGATCGAGTCCAGAAACAACTCCAGAGTGACTCAGGTTTGAAACAAATCGCTCTGCTTGTTTGGTTGCTCGTTCTTCGCTTGCAGGATTGTTGATGTCTTTTGCAGTGGCCAAGTAATCGAGCTTCATTTTCTCGATCAACTGTGGACGCAAAACTTCATCGACGTAGTTTTCCCAAGCGAGTCGCGCTTTCTCCGCTTTTTTGTCCGCGTCAGGATCGCCAAAGCCAAAGTCAGATGGCACAAGTTTTTGCGCCTCTTCTTTGCTCAAGCGCTTCTCTTTCATCAAGCGGTTGACTTCAGCCTTGCGCGACTTGACACCAGCTTGGCCCCAGTCAGACTGCAACTCTTCGATGAACAGCACGCGGTTGCCTTGCGCATCGGTGCGGTCGTTGAAGCGGATGTGCGACACCACGTTGGGTTCTGACCAGTGGCTTCCAAAAAACGCTTTTGATCGGTTCTGACGTAATGCACGCGAGATGCGAATGTCGCGGCCATCCATGTCTTGATTGACTTCGATGACCCCTCTGAACGTGGAATCCGTCCCGGAAGGCCAAGCATGATTGACATGGAAATCATCAACGCCAAGGTGGTACTTGTTTGTGAGGTCTTCCTCTGCCATGTACAGGTAGGCATAAGGATCAGCGACGATGCCGTCATAGTCTTTCTGATCGATGTACCCCTTGGCCAAAGAGCGTTTTGCCGCGTTGACGATCATCTGCTCAATCTCAACATACAGCTCTTCGGGGTGCGGCAGTTCAGGGATGTTGGTGTTTCTTGCCGTGAGCGGCAACGTCAGCAACAGCTCTTTGTAGTTGGTTCCACCGGGCAATTCAAGGCTTGGGTGACGGTCCTTGCCAAACTCGGTTTGGTTTTCGCCCTTGTAGTTTTCCTGTTCAAAGTTTGCATCGTTTTGCACATACTCTTGTGCGTCATACACCGAGCTGTACTCATCGATGAAGTTGCCATTCTCTGAGTAGAGAACAACGCGCTCATATTTGTCGTCGATGATGCGGTAGGCGGTGAACGTGTTTTCGAGGCCGTTTTCGCCGGGGATCGGGTAGGAAAGCTTCCACACTCGTTCGGCCTTTTCGCCGTTGGGTGTGTCGCCGATGTATTCGCTGATGTCCTCCATCGACACCTTGATCGGTGTCGTGTCTTTTGCGTGCTTCAAGACATCGACGACCTCCACACCGTTGGTGTGCAGGAATTGCAGGATTTGATCTTTGGTGACTTGCTGTTTGCCCATCATGGCCAAGAAGTCATCAAGGCCAGTCCACTGAATCTCAGCGGCTCCGGGCATCTTGGTGATGATGGACAGCCAGTCAGATGCTGGCGCTTTGGCCTGCTTGGCCCCTTCGATGGCGCGTGTGAGCGCCGAGTAGAACGTGGGTTGGTTCTGGTTTAAGACACCGCCTGCTTGGGCGGCGGCACTGCCTTGAACTGATCCGCTTGCATCGGCAGTCCCGGCTGGAGCGACATCGCTTGCATCAGCGCGTCTACCGTACTCGGCGAGGATTTCGTCGTATCTTGCGCGGTTGACTCCGTCTGCTTCGGTCCACGGTTTGTCTTTGTATTGCGAGACTTTGAAGCCATTTGGTACAACTCCTTCCTTTGGTTCTCTCAGTCGTTCGACGAATGCCGCTGTTTCTGCTGGCGACAGGATTTGGTAGCCAGCACCAGAGAGCATCGGGATTTGGTACTGGCCATCGGCGCGGTACTCAAAACCATGACTGAATGTGTCGAACTTGCCCTGCTTGACGGCAAGATCAGGCCGTGGCGCTTGGCCTTCCGGGATGGCTTCCACGGTCGGGTGCGCGATGGCCTGAGATGATTCTACAAGCCACGAGTCCCAATGGAAAGCGCCCAGCGTGCCATCGCCGTTCTCTTGCAGGCCAGCGAGTCGGTAGGCTTCGGCCACCGGGCCAGACAGGCCACGCGCCAGCGCCTCGTAGACGGCCACGCCAAAGTGGCCATCACCGATGGGTTGCAGGCCACCGCCCTCGCCGTCATAGATGTTGTTCTGCTCGGCGCGGATTTTGTACTGGTCGCCCCACAGGTGGGTGAACTGCACGCGGTCCAGCACCAGCGTGTCCCAGCGGCCAGTGACCAGCAAGGCAAACGACAGCACCTTGTTTTGGATGCCGAGGCCATCGCCCAGCGCAAAGAAGGCGCGACGAATCTGGTCGGTGGACACGTTGGGGTCGGCCATCATGTCGTGCAATTCGGACAACAGGGTCTTGCCCGATGCGCCCTTGGCCGACATCTTGGTCAGCAAAATGCGGCCAAAGTCGTTGGCGTTGGAGGTCACGCCTGCGCCGGGACTGACACCGTCTTTCTTGGTGGCCATGTAGGCCGATGACCAATTGGTGAAACCCACGGTGTCGGCATCGGTCCAAGTGCCGTTGACGGCCTTGTCGATCCACTCATCCACGCCACCGTTAACCAAGTCCATGTAAGCGGACTCGTGCGGGTATGCGCCTGCCTTGCGTGAGAGCATGGCCCACAACAGCAAACGGCCAGTGGTCTGCGCGGTGGCAGAGCCATTGATGTACTGCTCACGAATTGCCGCGCCCAGCGCAAAGCCTGATCGACGCGACTCCAATTGATCGGAGCGCATTTGCGTCAGGTAGTCGGCCAGTGCTTGCGGGTTCTGCGCGTACTCCAGCGCCTGATACGGCACGCCGACGACGACATCGTCAGCCACCAACAAGGACATGAACTTGCGCCACGCCTCTTCGCTTTCCAGCGGGTTTGGCACTTGCTCAAAAATCTTGTCCAGCTTCTCGTAGTTGCGGCCAGCCAGCGTGGCCTTGGGCGAGAGCGAGATCGCGTTCTTTTTCACATCGTCGGTGATCTCGACGGTGGAGCCTTCCAGCGCCCACTCAGGGATCGCCATTGGTGTCTGGTTGAGAGCGTTTTCACCGCCAATTGCTGATCTGATTTGCGCAGGATTGAACGCAATGTACGCACGGTTGCCTGCGGCTCTGCCATCTCCAAAATCGTCAAATTCGCCTTCGATCTGGTTGTAGTATTCGATCCCATCAAACCCGCGTGACTCCAGCAACTTGCGCACATCGGCAGGTGTTTTTAATGCTTCGATCTCTTCTTCGCTTGGGTTGATTGGGCCATTGCCATTGGCTTCCCAGTTGTATAGGTAGTCTTTCCACCGTTCAACATCACCCCAAGTGCCGAGGTCCATTTGGGCTTCGTATGGATTTTTGATTGAAAGATAGACTGGAATCGTGCGGCCATTGTTTTTTGTTCCAAACGATTTCGCTTGAGCCGCTGTCCCAAAATGAGCGCCCATCTCGTTTTTTGGGTCGGTGTTGAACGTGTCAAAGTCTTTGTCCGTTGCGTGGTAATAAACCACTGGACGACCATTTGAATCCACCACCTTGCTGTCGCCAAACCAGTTCTTGAACTGTGACTGATTTTGCGTCAGCACAGCGTTGGGGTTTGACTGGTTGGTGATGTAGAGCTGGTGCGTGTTGTAGAGCGCCTGCGGTGTCGTGCCGATGCGTGCCGCCGTCACGGCATAGAAGTTCGACAGGAATGTCGCATAGGCTTCGTTGACATCGGATGTGTGTCGCTTGGCGTTGTTGAGCTGGTTGAGAAAATCAGCGCGGAGCTGTTCATGCTCTGCCTTGAATGCGTCATCCATCTCTTGCGCTTGCAAGTGGTTCTCAAGCTTGGCCTGCATCTCTGCGTCGAACGTGGCTTTGTACTGCTCAGACTCGGCAAACGTGTAGCCATTGGGGTCTGCCTTGACATGGTCGATCAATGCCTGATTGAGCGGCGTGTTGGCGGTGACGGCGACAAACTCAGATGTCGGGATGCGCACGGAGCCGCCGGGTGTGACTTGGCCAGCCTGCAATTGCTCGGCAACCGTAGGAGACACCTCGGCCAATTGATTGACCAGACCAGACTGCAACAGCACATTGCCGTCGATGTAGAGGTCTTGCACAGGCGTGCCATCGGTGTTTTTCTCAAGCCACGCTTGGAAGACTTCGCGGTCACGCGCCGCCAGCTTGCTCTCTTCGGTCAAGCTGTTCATGGTTTCGAGCATGCCCTTGATGGCTTCGGCACGCTTGCCCTCGGCGGTGAACTTGAACAGCTCTGATCCTGCACGCTCCAAACCCTTGGCCGCGCCAACTTGTGCAGTGCCGCCGACAACGGTGGCCACAATCGTTTGTGCGATGGCTTCGGGTTGTTCGCTTACCCAGTCGCCAAAGCTTTTCTGCGGGTTGATGTTGGCCCATTGGTTGAAGTTTTGCCACAGCGTTGTGCCAATCTCACCGGGAACCTCGCGCAAAATTTCGTAGCCGACCAGTTGCTTTAAGCTTGCGCCGCCAGCGACTTTGCTCATAAACCCGGCAAGGCCCAAATACTTTTCGCCAGCCCATTCGGCCACGGCATCTTCCAAGCCATAGGCCAGCGCGTGAAAATAGCCAAGCCCTTTTTCTTTGGCATCAGCAAAAGACTTGCCGCCTTGCAGTGATGCAAGCGCCACCAAAGTGACAGGGATGCCTACCTCTGGACCAAGCAGATAAGACGATGCCACGGCTGTGCCGAGCGTCTGGCCAGCGGACTGAAGACCAGAGTCAAATCCACCGCCAAAGATGCGGCCTGCGGCGGTGTCGCCCCAATCCGATCCAGTTACCTTGGCTTGTTCGCCAGCGTACTTGGTCCCTGCGCGAATCGAGTCAGCCCAGCGTTGCAATGGCCCTTTGCCAGCGCCAAGCCATCCATTGAGTGTGGACTCATAGGCCGCAAGCGGGTCAACGATTGCACTCTCCAAGCCGCCAACGCTTTCCATCGTGCTGTAGAAGCCGCTGGTCACCGTTTTGGCCAGCGACCGTTTGTCGTTCATGCCGCCAAAGATGTAGGCTGGCGCGTCTTGGAAACCAAACTGAACGATCTTGCCGACGATCTTTTCCATGCTCGACAGCGTTGAGCTGTCGTCGTGCGCTACTTGCGCAAACGATGGATCAGTGAACGCACTACGCAGGTTTGGTGTGTCTTGCGTGTGGCGGTCCACCAGCATGGCTTTGTAGGCGTTCTCAGCACCTTTCGGGTCGGATGTGACAACAGGCGTTGGCACATTCAACTCTTTGGCCCTTTGTCGTTCTTGCGCGGCCAAGTCTGGATTGACACCAACAGAGGATCGTGTTGATGCTTGGAACTGTTGCTCCAAGCGGCTACTGTCATCATCCAACAACTGCATGTATGGATTTGATTTTGATGGTCCTGTCAGCGTTGTGGATGCCTTGCTGGAGTCGCCACCTTCAATCAAACTCAGATACTCATTTTGTGCCATTGTCTTTGTTTCCGTAAAGCTTGCGTGCGGCAGGCGACTTGTTCATCACAAACAATGTTTTGATGTTGTCTTCAGTCGGCTTGTAGCGAGGGTCTTGAGTTTGTTTGTACTTTGTCTCAAGAGCCTCAACAATTTTCGTGCGCTCTGTTTGTGGAACGACCACAGTTGACCAATCAATTTTCTTGATCTCTGCCTCGCTCATTGTTGCAAGAGGCATTGATGGATTTGCTTTGTACCAAGCGCCAGAATCAACTTTGGCTTGGTTGTTCATCGCATCGCGCATGATCTCTGTCTTGCGCTCTTTGGACACAGGCTTGTGGGTGTCTTTGGCTTCTTTCTCGATCAACAGATCAATGCGAGCTTTCAGGTCACCCAGCTTGTCTTTCTCGCTTTGCGATGCGCCGCTCGGATTGCTTGCGGCCTTGTAGCCGTACTCGGTGGCGATGTCTTTGAATTGCGTTGTGTCCATTTGCGAGGTGAGCAAATAGTCTTTGTTCTGCAACTGATCCCATTGCGTCACCAAGTGATTGGTCCTGTTAAAACCCAGTGTTGGCAACAGCGCCTCTACTTGCGCACGCGACATGTTGCGGAGCTTGTCGGGGTTGGAGTAGTCCAAATAAACGCCGCCTGTTTCCAACTCAAGCACGCGCTCTCTGCGCTGTTGCTCTTCCAGTGTTCGACCCTCTTGCACCCACTTGTGGTTTTCCATGTGGTTGGTGATGTCAAACTGCACCCCGGCAGGCAGTGCATTGAAGGCAGGCGATGAGGTGACCTTGTTGATGTCCTTGGTCTTCATGTAGATGCTCATCACCGAGTTGGTGAGTGCGGCGTTGGATTCGGATTGACTGCCGTCGAACGCGCTCTTCTTGTTGTTCAACTCTTCGATGACCATCTTCAAAACAAGCGGCTTGTCAGCAAACAATTTGTTGGCACGCTCACGCATTTTGAAAATGTCCACGGCGGCGTTGTAGCCACCCTTCGGACCCATCTCTGACCAAATCTGATCAGCACCTGCCAATGCTTGCTTGGCGTTGCCAGCTTTGCCCAACAGCTCATTGGCCTCGGCCATGTAGAGCGTGCCTTTCATCTGGTCTTTGTAGGTGTTGTAAAACGCCTCTGCGCCCTCGTAGTCAATGTCGCCATTGGCCTTTGGTGTCAGCAACAGCTTGATTCCATCGGAGATCGACTTGGCTGAGATCAGCTTTTTCTCGGCATCGATTTCTTCGGTGGATTTCCCGGCCAACAGCAACTTGGCTGTGGTGGCATTGTTGATTTTGACCAGTGCGCCATCGACTGCGTCTTTGTCCAGCGGGTTGGCCAGAATGACTTCTTGGTTGGTTTTGATGATGCCTGTCTGCACACTGTCGTTGTAGAGCGTGAATTGCTTGGACTCGTGCGCGGTGACGATGCCCTTGAATCGGTTGGCCATCTCTGCGGCCTGCGCACGAAACATCATGCGCTGGGAGTCGTTGCCCAAGCCCTTTTCGATTTCAGCGGCCTTGGCTACCAAGCGGCCTGTGTATTCGTCAGAAAGCGTGCGTCCAGACAGGGAGCCATCAGGATTTTTGCGCTCAAGCGCATCCTTGCCAACCACATTGACAAAGCCACCCTCGTTCTTTGTGCCGTCTTCGTTTGTCGATGGCTTGGCGTATTGCAGGGCCACGCCATGCTCGGTCAGCTCATTGATGGCCTCGGCGGTGCGCACCTTGTTGGCCGTTTCCATGATGTCGGCGGTGATCCGGGCGGTCACGTTGCCAGCGGCCATCAGCGCCTTGCCGCGTGCATCGCCTTCGGCTGGCGCAAAGTTCTTGAACTCAGGCGTGCTGACTCGCGCCTCGGGGTTGTTGGGCGTGATCGTCAGGCTGTCATAGCTTGGTACTGTTGGCATGTCTTATTTGCTGGATGCAACCAATCCAGCCCCTCTGCTCATGTAATACCAGTTCATGCCAACCTGACTTGCACCTGTGAGCATGCTTGAGTTGTAGACAGAATCTGGATTGATTGTGTTGGCTGACGCGGCGGCGACAGCGGCTTCGCTGGCATAGTTGCTGGCCTGCGTGCGGTAGCCCCATGCTTGGCGCACGCCGTTGGCATACGCCTCGTTGGTGTCCAGCTCGGACATCAGGTCGGTCGAGGTCAGGACGTTGTTGGCCGTGGATGTGGGGTCGCCATCGAGAGCGATACCGTTTGCGGCCATCGACACCTTTTGGGCGCTCTTGACCTTGCCTGCACGCAACTTGATCCCGCGAATGGTCGAGTCAGTTTGGAGTAAGGCTCCTTGTGCGTTCAGCTCGGCCAATTGCGAGTTGATCTTGGCCATGTCTGCCTTGAACTGCATGTTCAAGATGTTGGACTCGGCGGCGGCTTTGGCCGCGTTGGCCGACGACATCATGCCAAGGAACGACATCGCCATGCTGGTGGCCCCAACGTATGGGGCGGCCTTGTCCATGAAAGATGTCGGTGCTGGTGCTACTGCCATGATTTCACATCTCCAATTTGATCAAGCCGTGGGAGTTGATTTTGTAGTTCATGCGCTCGTACATGCGTACCGTGCGTTCAGTGTCGATCCCGGTGGACACGCCCAAATGGATTTCGGTCGCGCCCTGCTCGATGGCCCAGTTCTCAAATGAGCGCACCAAGCGCACAAAGGCTGTGCCGCCGCGATGCTCTGGCATGACGTAGATGCCTGTGTCGGTGGCATACCTGTCATAGCTCAAGAGTTGCTCACCCATCATGCCCGAGCAAAAGCCCACGATCTCTCCCATCAGGTCGGCGACCAGCAGGCACTGCTGTTCGGTCAGGTACTTGATGAGCGCCGTGGCCTTTTCAAACGCAAAGGCATGCCTGCGGTAGGTGGGGCTTTCGGTGACCATCAAGGCCACCAGCGTCAGGATCGCGTCAGCATCGTCGGCTGTCGCCTTGCGGATGTTAAGCCCCAACTGCCACCTCCATCGACATTGACACCAGCGTGATGGGCAGTGGGTGCGACTGGCGCACAAACACTTGGCCAGCATCGTTCCATGTCGGCGAGATCGGGATCAGAATTTCCTTGCTGATCAGGCTTGTCGCTTGGCCATAGTTCTCGGTGGTGCGTTGCTTGTATTCGGTCAGGTGGTTTTCGTCGGGGCCGACGAACACCGCGCCCGACTGGTTGACGCGGAGCCAAACCTTGTTGACGTTCTTGATGCGACCTTGGCCAAGCGCCTGATCGATTTGCGAGGTCCACGGCAGGGTCAAGATGTCGGAAGTGATCGGCAGGCCGATCTGCACCTTGTAGGCTGAATAGTCAAGGGTCACTTGGCCATTGGTGACGACCATGTTGCGGTGAACCGCGCCATCGGTCAGGATGGCCACGGTTTTGCCCTCCAACCACGACAGGCCACTGACGGTGGTGATGGGGGTCTGCGAATTGAGCGTGGCCCCGGAATCGACGTAGAAGGCATCGGCCTGCGTGGCCCATGCACGGCTGGCCATGCGCTCGATGTAGCGGCGTTGCACACCGTTGATGGTGCGGCGCACGATCACATACAGCACATCCTCGTTGCCCTCGGCGACCACACAGCAGGTTTCAAACAGGCCATCGGTGTCGTGGCGATGCCATGCACCCACTTGCTGTTCTGGCACATAGGTCAGGCCAAGCAGTCTGCCGTCTGAGGACACCATCCACACGATGGGGTTTGGCGCTTTGGAGTAGGCCAAGTCCATGATGTTTTTGTTGTCGAACAGGTGCGGTGCGCGGATCGACAGATCGCCTGTGATGTAGCCGTTGGCTTGCCATGAATAGGCCAACTCGCGGATGTGGCCACCACGAGCGGCGGCGTAGATCAGGTTGTTGTTGATGATCACAGGCTGGACGTTGGATGCGCCCACATAGGACTGCGGACGAACCGAGATCGTCGTGGGCGTGATGGCATCAGAGTTCAGACTGGTGATGCGCCACTCTGCCGAGCTGGTCAACAGGACCATGTTGGTCAGCGGCACGATGTGGCGAATCGTGTTGGCCTCGCGTGCGGCCACGCGAAAGTTAATCGCATCGTCGTCGCGGGTGGGCAGTGAGTAGTTCAGGTTTGACTCAGTGCCTGACTTGGTCATCCAGATGTTTTGCGGCTTGCTCTCTGTGCCAGCAAACACGCGGCGCTGTTCAAAGTAGGACACCGCGCCCGGATAGTTGGTAGCCGAGCCAAATGGGTTGTTGACGATGGGCGGCGTGGACGACATGTCGGAGGTGATGTTGTCGTCGGTGAAGGTCAGTCCATCGGTTTGGCCAATGTAGCCATACAGGCCACCCCAAAACTTGTAGACCTTATAGCGTTGAGCGCCAGCGACCGCGCCCCATGAGATGTCGTTTTTTGCGCCAGTGGCATAGAGGTTGCCAGTGCATTGCGCCACCGCAGAGGCCACCGACTCGTCGATGCCGTTGTTGCCCACGGCGGTGACGACATATTTGTAGACGGTCGTTCCTGTGCCTGTGGCCGTTGCCGTGATGCCTGTGGGCGCAACCAGCGTCGAGGCAAACTGGATGTTGGTCAGGGTCCAGTTGGTGGCCCCCAATCGACGCAACTCCGCAGGCGGGTAGTTCGGATGCACCATCGTCAGAACGTCTGCCGACTGCACATAGTGGATGTCAAAGATGTCGGCTTCGGCGTAGTTGTTGGCCACCTCATAGGGCGCATTGCCAGACAAGAGCGTGCCGCCTTGCGTGTGGAATCGGAAGTAGCCGGGGCCGATCTCGATCACCATCGTCTGCGTGCTTGAGTAAGTGAAGGGGATGAGCCTGACCTTCTTGGTGCTGTCCTTGACCTCGCGCACAAAGGCAAAGCCGGGACGGTTGGTCACCGGGCCGTGCGGCAAGACGATGAAGTTGCGACAGATCGCCGAGCCAGTTTGGAACTTGGCATCACCGATCTGGCCAAACATCTCGGCGGTCAGCTCACCGCCGTTGAATGATCGCTGAAGCGTTCTGACGTTTGCCATGCTTATCGCCCCTGCATCCAGCCAACGCTTTGCGTCACGGTTGCGCGGCGCTGGTTGGCATCAGATGCCTGCGCAGATGCCAGCATCAGTTTGAAAATGGTGTAGCAACGCTTGGCTTCACCAGCACCTGCATCGCCTTTGATGACAGGACCAGCCAAATAGCTGGCCAAGTACCAAGTGAGCGCATCGACAAACAGCGGCGAGAAGGCCGTGGTGTCGGTGACGGTGCGCGTATAACGGCAGATGGCATTCTCTTGGTTGGTGTAGATCACAGGCGTGCCGTCTTGCAGGGTTTCGCAAGTGAATGGCTGTGGCGAGTAGTTGCCACCGCTGGTGAGCGGCATGCCGCTTTGCGTAAAACCGTAGTTGTTGCTGACAGCGTAATCGTCCGATGCATCGGGCGACAGGATCGAGATGATGTTGATCGCGTCACTGGGAGCGGCGTAGCAGTATTGCCATTGGGCGAACTGCGATGTCAGTGGTGCGAGTGAGCCGCGTGTGGTGGCAAAGCCCCACAAGTGCTGTTCAAGCAGTGAGTCACGCGCAATGGGATAGAACCGGGCGCAATGCTCGGCCTGTGGTGAACCCTCTGGTGGGTTGATACTGGACACGCTGGCAGAGTCGCCAAGATGTCCCAATGCGAGGTTACAAATATCGACTTCGGATGCCATGTCTTGTCCTTAAAAAAAAGGGGGGCGCGTGGCCCCCCTCGGTTGGTCACAAGGGGGGTTGTTTATTCCCCCGCCTGCACCTCGGACTCACCGCCCTCGGCCTGTTCGGTCTGGCCCTTTTTCTTGGGCTTGTCTTTGACCAGCTCAAGGTTGGACCCGATCTTTCCTTCGTACTCGATGACTTCGCCCTCCTCGCGGATGGCGTTGTTGATGAATGACTTGGTGAGAACTTTGACCAAAGGCATGTGATGTCCTCCCTACCATTAAGCCACCGAGAAGCCAGAAGCGTAGAACTTCTTGCCGTCTTGGATGGTGTGGGTGATGTCGGCAGTCACAGTGCCAGCAGTGTAAGTGCCGACCACGGTGTAGCGTGCGCCAAGGTAGCGTTTGCCAGTGGATGCCACTTGCGGGTTGATGCGCACTGCTTGCGATGCGCCAGCCGTCAAAGAGGCGGTGGCAATCGCATCAGAGGAACCAACGACCAGCACGTTGGAAGACAGCGCGGCGTTGTCGGCCACGATGACTTCAAACTTCACGCTCGTGCCGCCAGCAAAGGCAGTACCCACAGCAAAGTTCATGTACAGGTCTTCGCCTTCGCCGATGTCACGAGCTTGGCTCAAGTCAACGGTGTTGGTCGAAACCGCCGTGGTGGTCACGGCTTGTGCGTCAGAAACGCGGAGGAGTGCATCGGTAATCATGTTCGATTTCCTTTCAATTCGAATGATTAAGCCACAACGGCTTCGGTGTTGAGAATCTGGTCCACGCGGCGCAGAGGAACGCCCAAGAACGAGAGCCAGCTATTGGGTTGGCCGAATTGGGTCAGACCCTCTTCGATCTTCAACACATACTGCGACTTGTCCATTGCGGCCATAGCCAAACCAGAATGCACGGTGCGGTTCATGTAGAACGCTGGACGACCCATCGCCATGTTGGGGATGCGGTACAGAGCGCGTGCCATCAATTTCACGATTGCAGTGGAGGCAGATGCGGCTTGCGTGCCAGTCTGGCCCATCAGGTCGGACACATCGATGTTGGCGATGCGAACGACATAGCGCCAGTCTTTCACGACCAGACCGTTCTTCCACTGGTAGTGGGTGCGATAGGCTTGGTAACGAGCGCCGCTGGCATCCCACACGGTGTTCAGGCCGAGGTCTTCGTGTGTCAGACCAGCCTTGGAGCCTTTGGGGAATGGGCAGAACACGGTGTTTTCGCCCCACACCACGAGGTAGATCGAGGTGTTGTCAGAGCCAGAGCCGCCAGCCGACAGGATGTTCTGACCGTTGCCAGCAGTGGTCGAGCTGTAGCGCGAGGCCAAGCCGAGGTACTGCTTGGGGTCAGTGCCGGGGTTGCCATAGAACAGGGTCTGTGCCTGAGTCTGGTTCATGGCTTCCAAGAAAGCCTGATCTTCCGACAAGCGGAACTGGCTGGTGTTGCCGTTCAACTCAGCCAAGTCCTTATCGACTTCGCTGTAGGCTTCCAACATGCCGCATGCTTCGTCCACTTGTGCAGTGGTCGATTTGGATGTCGGAATACCTTGGTTGATCGCACGCCAGTAGACGGTGGGCAGACCAGTACGAATCACCACGCGGTGGCCAGTCGGCAGGTTGCCTTCTTTGAACACGCAGTCTTCAAGGATTTCGTTGGACTGCGAGAGCAGTTCAGCAACGACAGGAACGCGACCATCGGGGTCAACGCGTTTTGCCCAGTCCGCAAGGGTCAAGGCGGTGGTAGAGAGAGTAGCCATGATGTTTTTCCTTTATCAATGAGGCTGATTTGGGTAGAGGGAACTAGCCGGGTCGCGTGAGCCTTTTGCGGCTCGTACACCACCAGCGACAAAGTTGTCCTCGCTGATTGCTTTACCCGCCCGGTAGAACGCCCGGATCAACTCCGGGTGATTTCCCAATCGGGTTTCGTTAAGCAACGTGCGCAACTCAGGTGTGCCAAATTTTTCAATCGCCATTTTTGCGACTGCCAAGTTCTCTTGAAGCTTGGGGCCACCGAACTCTTTGTCGTTTTGAACGCCCTCAACCCACTGGGAGTTGTATTGTTCAATCGCATTCAGACTCTGCTTGACCATCACTGGCCCAACTTTGTCCAAGATTTTTTGCGCGGCTTCCTGCGGCATGTTCAGCTCTTTGGCGATTTCCGAAAAAGCCGTGATGGTGTCGCTGTCAAAAGTGACACCTTCAGCAGGCTTGAACTCGTACTTCTCAGGTGCGCCAGCGGTCTTGCTGGAATCCGCGTCCTGATCGCCCGATTGCTTCCCGGACTGTGGGGGGTTCGTCCCATCAGCCGAGGCACTGCCATCGGTTACCTGTTGCTGTTGCGCGGCCTGTGCGCTCGTCGTCACTTGCGCATTGGTCGCACCGTTTGAAGAATCGGACGCACCTTCAGTGGTGTTTGCGGTGGCCGTCATCGTCGCTTCTGACATTACTTTGCTCCTTTAGCATCACTGCGTACTGATCAGGCGTGAACTCGTGAATCTGCGCTTGAAGCATCAAACCCACGTTGCGCATGCCCTCCCGAAAGAATGTTTCGCTGTTGCCTGTGAAGCTCGACCGAAACACGCCAGTCCGCTCAAGCAGTCGCCACACAATGCGGCGACCACGCTTGTTTCCCATGAGCCATTTGAAATCCTCTTGCTCGGTATGCTGGGCCAACTTCTTGCGGTCAGAGTCTTGCTCTTGTGCTTGCTCTTGGCCTCGTATATCGAACGGATCGAAATTACTCATGTGCGAATTTATGTGCTGTTGTTGCGTTTATGCGTACCACATCACACGGCGCTGGACTCGGTCAGCAGTGTGCTGGCGCGAGGGTCGCCGGGGATGAAGAATTGGCTCTTTTTGTCGTCGATCCGCTTCTTGGCATGCTCGGTTGCCTTGTCGATGATCGACTGCGGAATCTTGGACACCGCGTCTTTATCGTTGGGGTCCAGCTCCTTCAAGTGGTCCACCTCTTTTTTGTTGAGCGTGGGGACCAAAAGCGGAACCTCAGTCTTTGTGCCGTTGATCTCGACATGCGTTGTCAGGTCCACAGGCGACTTCTTTTTGGTGTCGAAAAAGCTCGGCACTTTGTCGGCCTCTGGCGTGGGAGCCATGAGGTCTTTGGAGATGCCGCCGACATTGGGATAAAGAAGATCAGCCAGTGAAATAGGCATGGTCAGTCTCCGTACAGAACAGTTGCGGCCTTGGCCTGCGTTGTGCCGCCGCCGACGATCTCGATCTCTTCAAGGCGCAATGTCATGCGCACATCAGGCGCGTTGCCCTCTGTGGCCACCTCGTCGGCCTCTTCCATTTCAGATGTCACGCTGGTGGCCACGGCCACACACTTGAGCTGAAAGGTCGTGCCGGGTTTGGGCGGCTCTTTGATACCAAGCGCCTCGACTTGGTCGTCGCTCAAGTAGATGCAAGGCGCTGAGTTGTATTCCATTGAAGGCTCCGCGTACTCTTCTTTGATGTTCATGTTGGCCATGTCAAACCTCGGTTGCTGATGGTGAGTTGTAGCCACTGAACATGTTCATCACATCGGTCAGGCCGTTCTTGCCCTGCGTGTTGACGTTGGACATGGTCAGTGCCGTTTGCGATGCTTGCTGTGCCTGCGCGGCTTGTGCGGCCTGCTGTTGTGACTGAGCGCGTGAGTCGCGGATGCCTTGCACCACATCAGGTGGCAACAGCAATTCAGGATCGACACCGAGCATGTCGGCATAGGAGTCGGCCCACTTGTCGCTGTTGAACTTGTCCAGCACATCAGGCTTGATCTGCGCGACAGCACCCATCGAGTTGACAAAGCGGTCGATGCTGTTTGTGCCGACTGCACGCTGGGCTTGCGCCAGCATCGACACATACTCGACGTTCAGCTCCATGCCTGCCAGCTCTTCGGGCGGTGGCGGCACGATGCCTGCTTCGACCATGCGGTCGAACGTCATCTCGATCAGGGGATCGAGCAATTCGTTTTGCAGTCGCTCCAAGACCGGGCCAAGCATCAACAGCTTCTCTTCATGGCGCTCGGCCACTTCGGTTGCTGTCATGCGGCTGTCGGTTTGGTTGGCCAACATCAAGAACAGGTCAGCGTAGAACGATGAACGAATGCGGCCACGCACATCTTGAATGTCGGCCAACAGGTGCGACAGATCGAGCGTGACATCGAATGCCGTCTTGATGCCGCTGTGCTGTGAACTCATGTCCACAAACGAGATGCCACCGGGCAGTGCCTCGATGTCGCGGTTCTTCATCGAGATCGGCACTTGCAGTGGAGGCTTGGTCTTGTAGTCGATGCCTTGTGCTTTGCGCAGTTGCTCGTGTTGCAACTGCTTGATGTCGCCAAGCGCCTCCATGCCGGGGCTGTTGCCATAGATGTCGCCGCCAGTCACACCCCAACGCGGCACAACCGCAGGGAATCGACGAAAGCCTGACTCGCGCAGGTACTTGTCTTTGTCTGCGCCCATCTCAAAGTAGACAGACGACCACTCCATGTTCTTTGCGTCTGACTTGCGATGGTCGCGTGCAGTGCGCGGCTCGATGGCGTGGACGATGGTCACCCACTGATCGAGTGAGCCACGGTCGAACATGTTCTTCACCGTGGTACTGCAATTCTCAAAACCGAATTCGGTCACCACCTCACCCACCGTTTTTTGGAACTCGCGGTAGAGCGTATCGACCTCACCCTTCCAGTTGGTCGCAATGCAGTATTCGCCAGTGGTCAGCGTGTAGTGATGGATGACGTTCTTGTAGTCTGGCAGGATGATCGAGGCCGCAGTGCCAAATGCACCGATCTCCTCATACATCTGATGCAGAGCGCGGTAAGTGTTGGACCGCTGAAAAATTTCCAGCATCATGCGCTGGACTTGATTGAGCCAGACCTTGACGGCATAGCTGTCGTTCAGCTCTTGCGTTGGTGCAGATAGTCTGAACCAAGGACGCGCAGGACTGGTCATGCCACTCATCATGCCTGCGGCCAGCACGCGCAAAGATTGCGTGCCAGTCGAGTCATAGATGTTGTTGTGCCTGCGCCAGCCCTTGTCTCGGTCCTGAATGAAAAAGCGGCCACTGCGTGGAAGCAGGTAGTCGCTGATCTCTTTCCAATGCGCCCACCATGAGGCACGCTCCGCTTTGAGCTGTCCCCATCGTGTGTACAGCTTGTCGCGGTCGGGCGCTTTGGGCTTGGACTTGTTGTCGCCCGGTTGCTTCATGGTTTATGCACCCAGCAATGTGTTCTTGCCCAAATTCAAAGACTGTGCATCAACGCCCTTGTTGCCAGTGAGCATGGTCGATGTCGCCCCAGCTTTAGCCGCGTTTGCGTTTTGCGACAGCATTGCGCCGACATCAGCCGACTTTGCGTTGGCCTTGTTGAACACTTGTGCGGCTTGTTCGGCCTGTGCTTGCGCGGCTGTCACCGCCTGTGCATTGGCCTGACGTTGCACATCAAGTGCGTCCTTTTGCATCTTGGCTGGTTGGTCAACCATCTGGTCACCAGCCGCCGCGCCTGCTACGCCGCCAGCAACTGCGGCTTCAGCCGCTGTGAGTCCAAGAGATGCACCACCAGTTGCATAGGCCAACGCCGCTCCGACGACAGCCCCTAAAACGCTTCCACCACCTCCACACATAGCAATTCCTTTCAACGTAGTTCGGCAAAAGGATCGTATTCGCGTGGTTTGCTTTTATGCGTACCAAGGAAACGATCAAACACAGTCCTGACTGCCACCGGGTGCGCAAACGTCAGCGCCAGCGCGTCACCAAGGTCAGGCGATGGCAGGCCACGCTTCTTGATGTCGTCCTTGGGTTCCAGTTGAATGCGACCCGCTGAGTCGTACCAATAGATGGGCGCGGCCAAGTCCTGCTTGAGGTCCACGATCTTGGGGATCGCACCGCCCAGCTTCAACCACTCGCGCATCTCCCACCACATCTCGGCACGCTTGTTCAAGAACTTGGAGCTGGTCGCCTTGCCACCGAACGGCACTTCGACCACATCGAATCCGAGCTGGCGCAAGCGGTCGATCACACCACCGCCGTTGCCTGCGTCGATGAACACAGCATCGGGCTTCCACTCGTCGATCTTGGCCGCGACCCGGCTGGCCAAGTCCATGTTGTCGATGCCGCGATAGATCATCGGCTCCAACGCGGCCAGACCATGACGCGGGAAGATCACCGAGCGGTCGTCGCCAAAGCGTGCTGGGTCCACACCCAAAATCTTGGGCGCGTGCTGGGTTTGCTCTGCCGTGATCTGGCGTGACGCGGCCATCTCCACATCCGACAGGCTGATGAGCTGGTCGTCGCCTGCCGCGCTGAAGTCGCACAGGTACTCGCGTGCGAACGATGTCTCGCTCATGTCGCGGCGCAGGCGCTCGACCTCGTCGGCATCAATCGAGTTGGTGTCATAGACCGTGTACTTGGCGCTGTGCCAGTCATCCAATGACGCGGCCTTGAAGTACAGCTCCGAGAACAGGTTCACACCCTGCGGTGTCCCGATGAACAGCGCCCAGCCCTTACGGTCGGAGAGCGCAGGCTGGATCGTGTCCATCCAGACCTCTGGCTTGATCTGCGCCACCTCGTCGATCACGCAACCATCGAGGCGCACACCGCGCATCGCGTCCGGGTTGTCAGCGCCAAAGATGCGGATCACCGAGCCGTTGACTTTGAACTTGACCGAAAGGTCGCCCTCGTTGACCTCGACCATGCCGAACTGGCGCAGTGGCTCCACTTTGGCCTTGAGTCGCGCCCATGCGATGGCCTTGGCCTGCTTGAGGAATGGGGCCACATAGAAAAACAGGCCCATGTCCTTGTCAAACTTGAGCGCCTCATGGATCAGCTCCATGATGGCCAGCTCGGTCTTGCCTGCGCGTCGATGCAGGGCCAAGACCGTAAAACGCTTACGCGACCGATGGCATTGCTTTTGCCAGTCGCGTGGGTAGTAGTCCAGACCGACCTGTTTTTTCTCAGTCACGCGAAACGCCAGTCACGACCTGAACGATGATCGCGCCGCCCTCACCGCCGCCCTTCAACTCGGTCGGCAAGACCTTGCCGATCAAGCCCAAGAACGCCTGTGGGTTGGCGTTGGCCTGCTTGGTCAGGTACTCCTCGCCGCCTGCGTTTTCCAATGCGCCAAGGATCATGTCCTTGAGCGCCTTGGTGTTCTTGTTTGGCACGCCCTTCGGTCGCCCACCGCCTTTGCGCAGGTTGGCCAACCGCTTGTCTTTGCCCTCGTCATTTTTCGGTAATTTACCGATAGCCATGTCATTCCTCCTTCAATTCTTTCCACCCGAACGGTGTCTGCGCTCGAGTTCTGTATTGGCAAATCGATGCAATGGTTTGCTTGTGGCACTGGAACATGAGCGCCAGTTGGACGTAGGTCAGACCGTGGTCCTCACGCAGATCGCGGATGCGATCCACCTGTGCATCGCTGAACCGTGAACGTGGGTGGTCTTCCCCGATCCTGCGACCGTTTTCATTAAGTGCGACTCGTTTCGTCATAGACCCCCATTCACTTATCCACAACACGTTGCGAAATTATCAAGGCAATGGGTAAACAAAAACAGTCACCCAGCCCGGTTTTGCCGGGGGCAATCTATGCAATTCCAGCTTCTCGATTTGGTAGTCGTCGATCCAGACCCCGGCCTTGGTCAGCGAATCGCTCACCACTTTCCAGACGTTGTCCATGTCTCGCCGCCTGCGGTCTGGTGGGCAGATGCGACAAACCACATGCAATGGCCGATCTGTTTTGACATCCAAGCCCTGATTGCAGACCATGAACTTGATCTGGCTGTAAAACTCTTTTGCCTGTGCCGTGAGGTAGTGGCCACCAGTGCGCGTGTGCTTCCACATGTGGTTGCCCGATGGTGGATAGGGCATCTTGATCTCGACCAATTTTGAACTCCAAAAAACCTGATTGAATCGATTGCGGATTGATTGATCCCCCTTATAGGGGGGGATTCAATCCTCAATCTTGGGTAACTTTGAGGATCAGGTAGGTAGCCAAAAAAAGTGAGGTTTTATGCGGGTTTGCGGGTAGGTCAGGAGGTATTGGGTAGTTTTGAGGACTGCCTATTTTTTAAGCACCCATTTTTTGGGTAGCAGGCCAGTCCTCAATCGCATGAAGACTTTGCACTTAATCTTCATCGCCATCATCGTCGGCCTCAAACGCTGGTGGTTCTGGATTCTTTTGCGTCCACACAGGCTTCTTTTTGTCCGACAGGTTGTCCCCGGTGCGCGACATCATCTGCCTGCCCTTCTCGGTGATCGAGCCTTTCATGTTGCGGCCATCGCCAATGGTCTGGATCAGGCCAAGCTTGACGCACTGGGCCACCGCCGACTGCGCCGTCTTGGAGGTTACGTTCAGCGATTCGCCCAGCTCACGCGATGGAATCCAGCCATTGCCCAGCGCGGCCAGCACATCCTTGACGGTGACGGCGGTCTTGTCTTGGCGTTTGCACACGGTCATGTGCGCGAGGTCGTCTGCCAAGTCGATGGTGGCGCTGTTGACCTGCACGCCGTCCTCATCGATCAAGCCGGGAATGTCCACCACCTTGATGGCAAACAGCATGTCGGGCGGGTACTCGGCATCCTTCATCTTCTTGCAGGCAAAGACGATGTTGCCAGACTGGTCGCGTGCCACCTCATACTCGGCATCGAGCGCGGCCTTGAGCGCCGACGATCCACGCGCACGCTCGGCGTTGTGGCCGCTGTGGTGGATGATCAGCACGCAACACTTGAACCGCTTGCGAATCCATTTGTCGATCAACTGGATGAAGCGGCTCATGTCCTGTGTTGAGTTCTCGTCGCCGGGGCCAAAGTTTCTGGCCAAGGTGTCAATCGTCACCACGCTGGGTGGCTCCCCGGTGCGCTCACACACCGCCGCGATCCAGTCGCTGAACTTGATGATGGACTGCTCGTCGAGCGTTTGCATGGGCGCGGTGCTGATGTGCAGGCGGTCCCGGTTGAAGGGAAGCTTGCGGTGCAAGTGCCATGCCGCGAACCGCTTGCCCAGCGCATTCCAGCCCTCGCCTGCAATGTAGAAGGCATGGCCAGAGCGTACCTTGTTGTCGTACCAAGGGAAGTTGTTGGCCACACAGCATGAGATGTCCACCGCAAACATCGATTTGCCTGCATTGGGTGCGCCGTAGATCAGCGCCAGCGAATCCATCTCGACGTAGTTCTTGACCAGCCAGCTCGTGGCCTTGAGGTTGGTCATCAGGTCGTAGGCGTTGATGAACAACATCTCAGGCTCATCGCCCTGCGCCTCGACCTCCGTTGCGTTTGTTGCATTTGTTGCGGTGGTTGCGTTTGGCAACACTGGCAGTGGCGCGGTGGTCACCTCAAAGGCATCGACCGCCACCGTCTGGATGTCCACCTCTGTCGCGCCGTGGTTGACCCAGTCGGTCAGGTCTTTGCCTGTGGTGGGGTTGGCCACGCGCACGCGCCGCGCCTTGCCCTTCAATGTCTCGATCACCCGCTCGACATGGCGCATGCCGGGTTCATCTTGGTCAGGCACGATGATCACATCCGCGCCAGCCAGCACATCGCCAAACTCATCGACCCATTTGTTGCCGTGGCCATTGTCCGCGCCCATCGCATTGCATGTGGCCACCAGCCCCATCGCACGCGCTGTCTCGACATCCTTCTCGCCCTCGACCACATAGATCGTCTTGCCATCGGCGACCGCCTGCATCACCTCGGGCAAACGGTACAGCACCCGGCGCACGCCCTTGATCGACCAAATCCAATTGCCCTCGGGCGTTGGCTTGCGCTGGCGAAAATCCTTTGGCTCGTAGCGCACCGCCTGATACAGCAGTTCGCCCTCTTCGTCGGTGTAGTCGTAGGTGGCCATGATCTTGCCCTTGCCTGCACCGAGTCGAATCGGCACAAAGGGCTTGGGATCAGGAACCTGCCGCGTGCGCATGTCTGGCCAAAAGCCGCGCACCTTGAGCGCGTTGATCACATCGTCCTGCGAACACCCGGCGTGGCAGTGGACCAGCAGTTTTCCGTCCGTGCCTGCGGTCAATGAGAGTGACGCTTTGCGGTCCTCGTGGGCTGGACACTTGCAAGACCATTGATCCCCTGATCTTGATGCGCCGCCCAATTCTTTTGCTATTTCTTGTACATCCATGCTACCTGTCCAACCCTGTCCATGAGTTGCAAAAAAGTTGCCGCCAGTCGTAAACCGGGACAGGAGACAGTTGAAACCCGTGTGGATCAGACACGCGCACGACTGGCGGCGTTCGGATTATTACACGGTGTTGAGCTTATCTCACCGTTCAACAAAAAAATAAATCTGCCGTCTGGATGTCAAGGCCAGTGCCGCGACTGTAGTTCAACAGCTTGGACCAGTATTTTTGGGGGATGCGGCCCCCTGTTCCCTTGGCATTGGTCGGGGTCATCCACCGACTGATGGTCGAGGGATGGATGTCCAAAATCCGGGCCACCTGACGGCAACCGCCAAGGCGCTCGACGACATATCGTGCGGGTTGTTGGTCGTGCTTGATCTTCATTGCTTAATTGAGGTTTGTTGGTCGTGTTGCGCTCTCCGCAACAATCGTGTATTGTGCCTAAATCTAGACCGATTTTTACCTACCTATGAGCTACCTATCTATGGCAGAAATTAACCAGTCTTGGTTCAAGCAAAGACTGCAAGCGCAGAAAATGTCGCAAAGAAAATTGGCATCGCTGATTGGCATCGACCCCGCCAGCATGAGCTACATGCTTCGCGGCCAACGCAAGATGAGCATGGAAGAGGCCACGCAAATCGCCAAGCACTTGATGCTCTCGGTCACCGAGGTCATGCGCCAAGCAGGCATCGATGTCATCGACGACATCTCCAAAGTCCCCATCAAAGGCTCACTCAACGACGACCGCGTGGTCAACTTTTTCCCCAAAGGGACTTACGACTACGTCATCGCGCCACCCGACATGTGCGCCAAAAGCTTTGCCCTGCAACTGCGCAGTCCCAACAACGTGCAGGACGGCTGGCTGTATTTCGTCAGCGGTGAAGAGGTGGACCCCATCGATTCACTCGACCGTTTTTGCTATGTCGCCCTCACCGATGGCCGCGCCATCGTGGCCGTCATCAAGCGCGGCTACAAGCGCGACCGATTCAACCTGATCACCATGCAGGATGGTGGCATACTCGAAAACCAGACGGTGGCCAGCGTCAACCAAGTGAAGTGGATAATGCCCACATAACCTGTGGGGTTTTTTTGTTTACGGTGTTGAGATTTCCTCACTATAATCGAGCCACCTCAACAACCTACCTGAAGGAACCTACCATGATGAAGTCACTGCAAACCATCCTTAACACCAACCCCCTCGTCGCCTACATCGACGACGAGCGCGGCGATGGCAACAGCATCATCGTCACCCTGCACAACGAGTATGTGTTCGCCGACGAACCCGACTGCGGCGTGCGCGGCTTTGACACCGTCAAGGAGGTCCGCGATGGAACCAGCCCCATCCACATCCAGCACAAAGGCGTGGGCAAAAAAATTGTCCACATGGGCGGCGTGTGGGAAGTCATCCAAGTGGGTGACGAACTCAACGGCAACCGCTATTGCAAATTGCTGTGCCTCTCCCCAGAGCGGTACGGCAAAAGTGAGTGGCATTTCCAGACCATGAACGACTGGATCGAAACTGTTCGCCTGACAGCAGACACCAAATGGTGCAACGCAAGATGAGCCAACACTCTCAGACCTACATGCAACTCAGACGCATCGAGCGCCGCAAGGCGCTTGTCAACAAGGCCATCGAGTTCACGCTCGGTGTCCTGCTGGCCACGGCAATTGCCACTGGCCTTGCCATCGCATTGATCCACTGGTGGTCATGCGCTATTTGTTGAGATATACTCAACACCATCATCAACTCGCAACACTGGAAGTACCTACCATGTCCAAACTTAGCATCACCGATTTGGCCAACGAACTCATCACCGCCAAGGCTCTTGAAGCCGAGGCAAACAAGGCGCGTGTCGCCATTGAAACCAAGATCATTGAGATGCTTGGCCAACGTGAGGAGGGTTCGCAAACCCACGACCTCGAAAACGGCCTCAAGCTCACCATCACAGGCAAGCTTTCCTACAAAGCCGACATGCCCAAGCTCATCGCTCTGTGCGAGAAGCTCCCCGAAAACATGCGCCCCATCAAGAGCGAACCCAAGCTCGATGAGACAGGCGCGAAATACCTGCGTGCCAACGAGCCTGAGACATGGGCAATCATTGCGCAAGCCATCACCATCACCCCCGCAAAAACTTCCATCACGCTCAAAGCCTGATACCAACTGAAAGGACAAACCCTCATGGCATTCAATCTTCAATCCGTCAAACGCAGTGAGGGCATCCGCGCCCCCCGCGTGATGATCTACGGCCCACACGGCATGGGCAAAACCACCTTCGGTGCTGGCTCCCCTGACCCCATCTTCATCCTGACCGAGGACGGCCTTGGCCGCTTGGAGGTGGACCACTTCCCGCTGGCCCAGTCTTTTTCTGATGTGACTGATGCGATTGGCTCACTGTATGAAGAAGATCACAAGTTCGGGACCGTGGTCATCGACTCGCTCGATTGGCTCGACAACCTGATTTGGGATGACATCCACGGCAAGTACGACGACAAAGCTCTCGCCTACGGCAAGGGCGCTGTCATCGCCGCCGACTACTGGCGCAACATCTTGGAGGGACTCAACGCCCTGCGCAACGACAAAGGCATGGCCTGCGTGCTGATCGCGCACTGCGAGATCAAACGCTTTGACTCGCCAGAGACAGAACCCTACGAACGCTATCAGCCCAAGTTGCAGGCACGCTCAAGCGCCATTGTTCAAGAGTGGTGTGACGCGGTCCTGTTTGCCAATCAGCGTGTGATCGTCAAGCGCGAGGAGGTCGGCTTCAACAAAGAGATCACACGCGGCATCACCACTGGTGAGCGCCTCATCTACACCACCGAGAAGCCAGCCTATCTGGCCAAGAACCGTTTTGGTTTGCCCGACACCTTGCCGCTGTCGTGGGAAGCCTTCACCTCTGCAATTTCGCAGTAACCCCCAAGCCTACCTACCCAAGGAGAAACATCATGGCTTTTATTGGATTCAACGCAAACTCTGTCGAACCAGCACAGGCGTATGACGTACTGCCAGCAGGCAAGTACCTCGCAATGGTCATCGACTCAACCGTCAAGCCCACCAAGAGCGGCTCTGGCGAATACCTGCAACTGACCTTTGAGGTCATTGACGGCCCCAGCAAAAACCGCAAGGTCTTTGAGCGCCTCAATTTCCGCAACAGCAACAAGACCGCTGAAGAGATCGCGCAACGCGCACTCTCTGGCCTGTGCCACGCGGTGGGTGTCGTCGATCTGCAAGACAGCGAGAACCTGCACAACATCCCTGTGACCATCGATGTCGCCATCGAGGAAGGCCGCGATGGATACGGTCCTCAGAACCGCATCAAGGGCTACAGCCCCGCCAACGGTGGTGGCCGTCCAGCGCCAGCAACGCAGGCATCCGCGCCAGCACCAGCGGCAAGCCAGCCTGCTGGCCAACCTGTGTGGAAGCGCCGCGCCGCGTAAGAGCATGGGCCGGGTGGTCAACACTCGGCCCGATTCAAAGAAAGAACCACATGCTTTTGCCACACCACGCTTCACAACTCAAAGCCGCTGTTGGTCCTCGTGACGAACACGGCAATTTTGCATGCGTCGAGAATGACAGGCTCAACGCATTGATCAAGCGAATCAAGGAGGAGTCGCCGCGACACTTCCATTCCGATGCCACGCTGTCAGAGCGCGTGTTCTATCACGAGCCAAAGCAACGCATCCCCAACGCTGGCTACATCGTGCCGCGCAAATTCGACATCGTTAACAACTAAGGACCACCGACATGGCAATCATCATCATCACC